ATATTTCATTGTTCACTTTAAAGAACTGTTTGCGCTTGATGGCAAACACGCTAATCTCACAGTGAATGATGTTCAGCGTCGTAATCGCATTGCACGTTTGCTTGCAGACTGGGGATTGATTACAATTGTTAAAGAGGATAGTGTTGTTGATATTGCTCCTCTGAATCAAATCAAGGTTCTTGCTTACAAGGACAAAGGTGATTGGATTCTTGAGCAGAAGTACAACATTGGTAAGAAGGGTAAAACTCAAGAGGCAGAATAAATAGTAGTGTGCCATTCGTGCGGCACTCTACAAGTCGGAACACCCTAGAAGGGAGTGTGGTTTTCTACACTCCCTTTTTTATGCTTTCTTGTATAATTAGTAATGGATGCCGTAAGGGTCCACACAACACAAACTCGCTTTTAAAGGAGCTACCATAATGAACATCCAGCGTTATTCTGCTGCGGATCTTAATACCTTGATGGATAAGATCACCAAGAACAGTATTGGTATGGACGAATATTTTGATCGTCTTTTTAATCTTCATGAAACTACAACAAACTATCCGCCTTACAACCTTATTCAGGTAAATAATGTAGAATCACACTTAGAGATTGCATTAGCAGGATTTAAGAAAGGAGAAGTCAATGTTTTCACGGAGTATGGAAAACTTTTTGTCGAAGGACAAAGGGAAGATACAGAGTCGGAGAAGACCTTTATCCACAAGGGAGTGGCTAGCAGAAGCTTTAAACGAGCGTGGACTTTATCCGACGACACCGAAGTACGAGACGTTACCTTCGAAGACGGACTCCTCAGAATCGTCCTTGGAAAAATAGTTCCAGACCATCATGCACGTAAAGATTATCTCTAAATAATAACGAATATCGTCGGCGCAGACGGAGGGGGAACTGGCAAAATCCAGTTGACCCCCCTCTTTTTTATTGCTATAATACTAATAGGTAAATTTGTGTTATGACCATTAAATTAGTTGTACTAAAATCTGGTGAAGACATCATTGCTGATGTTTCAGAGATGGCAGTAGGTGAAGAAGAGAATCCAAGAGTTGTTGGATATTTTTTGGATAAACCTTGCATCATTAAAATGAGGAATCCAAGTCTTCTCAATGAAGAAATTCAGAATGGAGTTCAAAAGGCAGGATATGAAGTTTCTCTTTTCCCATGGATTCCACTTTCTGCAGATAAAAGAATTCCAGTTCCTGCAGATTGGCTTGTTACTATGGTAGAACCAACTGCCAAATTAAAAGAAATGTATATCGAGGATGTTGTAAACCATGGACAAAGTAATCAAAGTGATGTTTCTGATGAACAATCAGATTCTTATATCGCAGATTGAAGAGGTTGGTGCTGATATTGGAGAACCAGATTGCAAATTGATCAAACCTTGCATTGTAACTGAATACAAAGAGGCGACTTATACTCTTACGCCATTTATGTTAAAGTTGACAAAACAAGAAACTTTTATGATGAGTTCTGACAAGATTTTAACTCTTGCAGATCCTATGCCCACCCTACTTGAAAAATATCAGGACCTGATTAAGTAATGCGCTTTTACACTAATGTTCAATTGATTGGCAATCAGTTCCTCGTTCGTGGAGTTGAAAATGGAAAAAGATTTGAAACAAGAGATGAGTTTTATCCTACGCTTTATGTAAAAAGCAAAAGGGAAACAAAATATGTAACATTAGGTGGAGAACACGTAGAAGAAGTAAAACCAGGCACTGTTCGTGATTGTCGTGAGTTTTACAAAAAATATGAAGGAGTTGATGGATTTGAGATCTATGGAAATGATCGATACATCTATCAATACATTTCAGAAAAGTATCCAGAAGATGAAATCAAGTTTGATACAAAACAAATCAAACTTGTAACTTTGGATATTGAGGTTTCATCTGAAGAGGGATTCCCTGATGTGGAGTCTGCTTCAGAAGAAATCCTTGCGATTACTATTCAGGATTATGCAACCAAGAAGATCACTACTTGGGGAGTAAAACCATTCAACAATAAGCAGGAGAATGTAACATACCATTATTGTCCAAGTGAATATGAACTTCTCAATCACTTTATCAATTATTGGATGGTTGACGTTCCAGATGTGATTACTGGATGGAACATTCAGTTGTATGATATTCCTTATATTTGCAAACGACTTGATCGTGTCCTTGGTGAGAAACTAATGAAGCGATTCTCTCCTTGGGGTCTTGTAACTCAAGGTGAAACTTTCATTCAAGGTCGTAAGCACACAACCTTTGATGTTGGTGGTGTCACTCAACTTGACTACCTTGATTTGTATAAGAAGTTCACTTACAAAGCGCAAGAATCATATCGTCTTGATTATATTGCCAGCGTAGAACTTGGTCAGAAGAAACTTGATCACTCCGAGTTTGATACCTTTAAAGATTTCTATACTCATGGATGGCAGAAGTTTATTGAGTACAACATCGTTGACGTGGAACTTGTAGATCGTCTAGAAGACAAGATGAAACTGATTGAACTCGCCCTCACCATGGCGTATGATGCCAAGGTGAATTATGTTGACGTGTTCTATCAAGTAAGAATGTGGGACAACATTATCTACAATTACTTGAAGAAAAGAAATATTGTCATTCCCCCCAAAGTTCGTTCTGATAAGAATGAAAAGTATGCTGGTGCATATGTGAAAGAACCCATTCCTGGAAAGTATGATTGGGTTGTGAGTTTTGACTTGAACTCGCTGTACCCACACCTGATCATGCAGTATAATATTTCTCCAGAAACTCTTCTTGAGGAAAAGCATCCAACAGCAACTGTTAATAGGATACTGAATGAAGAGATAAACTTTGAATTGTATAAAGACAATGCAGTATGTGCCAATGGCGCAATGTATCGCAAAGATATTCGTGGGTTCTTGCCAGAACTGATGGAGAAAATGTATGGCGACCGTGTTATATTTAAAAAGAAGATGCTCGCTGCAAAACAACAGTATGAAAAGACTCCTACTAAGGCACTGGAGAAAGAGATTGCACGTTGCAATAATATCCAGATGGCTAAAAAGATTTCACTCAACTCTGCTTATGGTGCAATCGGTAATCAATATTTCCGTTACTACAAATTGGCCAATGCAGAAGCGATTACGCTTTCTGGTCAAGTCTCTATCCGTTGGATTGAGAATAAGATGAACGAATATCTAAATAAACTATTGTCTACAGAAAACGTAGATTATGTCATTGAATCCGACACTGACTCAATCTATCTTAATATGGGACCTCTTGTTGATAAATTCTTTGGTAATAAGTCTGGTGATAAAGCAGCAATTGTTTCAGTACTTGACAAGATCTGTCAAGAAAAACTGGAACCATTCATCGAACGCAGTTATCAGAAACTTGCGGATTACGTTTCGGCGTATGAACAGAAGATGCAAATGAAGCGTGAGAATATTGCTGATCGTGGTATTTGGACTGCCAAGAAGCGATATATTCTCAACGTATGGAACAGTGAAGGAGTTCAATATACTGAACCTAAACTGAAGATGATGGGTATTGAGGCAGTTAAGTCTTCAACTCCTGCACCTTGTCGCAAGATGATTAAAGATGGTCTCAAACTTATGATGAGTGGGACAGAAGATGATGTGATCAACTTTATTGATACCTGTAGAGAAGAATTTAAGAAACTTCCCCCTGAAGATATTTCTTTCCCAAGATCAGCATCTGATGTTGTAAAATATGCATCATCATCTGACATTTATATAAAAGGAACTCCCATTCATGTTCGTGGAGCACTTTTATTCAATCATTATATTAAACAAAAGAAACTTACAAACAAGTATTCTTTGATTCAGAATGGAGAGAAAATCAAATTCTGTTATTTAAAGAAACCAAATATATTCCATGAAAACGTAATTTCTTTTATCCAAGATTTCCCCAAAGAACTTGGAATTGACAAATACGTTGATTATGACTTACAATTTGAAAAGTCATTCCTTGAACCCCTGAAAGCAATCCTGGATGCAATTGGATGGAACGTGGAGAAAACTGTAAACCTTGAACTATTTTTTGGATGATGGATCTTCCTATCAACGACGAAGAACTGAATAAAATTATCAATGCAATGACTCTTGGTGGAGATGTTGCACTATATCAAAAACTAAAACTGGTACAAGAACTGCGTGAGCAGGGTCTTCCTTATAAAAAAATCCTTCGTGAACAATATGGGATGGTAGCTTGATGGACTTTCTTAAAGATATTGTAAAAGAGATTGGTGATGACTTTACTAAGTTAGCATCTGATATTGATGAAACCGAAACTTATGT